AAGAATGCTCAAAGCCGGAGATCATGATAACTTCGGAAGACTCTTACATGATGCATGGATGGACAAAAAGTCCCTTGTCAAAGAAATCTCTGAAACATACTTTGATGACATATATACAAGAGCATACAATGCTGGCTCTCTTGGGGGCAAGCTGCTTGGTGCCGGGGGAGGTGGGTTCTTCTTATTTTATGTTACTCCAGAAAAAAGAGAAGCAGTTTCAAAAGCCATAACAAACGGAACTGATTGCAAGATCTATGATTTCAACTTTTCATATGATGGAAGTAAGATTGTATCAAAATAATCTATTTACAATAATCTAAGAAATTGTATAATCTATATAATACCTAGGAAAGTTATATAATTTATATAACTTTCTAACTTTTTGGAAAGTACCATGATTAATATCAAACCTAAAACAATTAATATTAAAATTAAAGAAGATAAGATTGCAGCTAAACGTGCTAAGCTTTTAGCTGGTGGTGACAAGTTTACCGGGCCAGAACCGACGCCTGAATCAATTAAGACTCAATTAGATATTAATAAGGCATATAATTGGTATGCTTATTCGTGCGATAATAAGCAGATGATTCCATGGATTATTGAATTCATGAAAAATTCTGATAGATATACTTCACAACAAATTTCTGCATATAAAACTGCTCCAGAATATAGAACAAACTCAACTGCTGGAGCTATTGTTCGTATGGTAAATAATGGAGCGGATATTCCTTATGTCAGTATTGATTGGGCTCACACAAAGATTCTAGAAACACTTACGTATGCACCAATTAGCAAAAATAGTGAATTAGCGCAGATGAAGTATCCTGTTTCTGTTGCGGATCGTATTAAAGAAAAGACTTCTAACATCATCGGTGATATGGAAGAAGCACTTGACACATTCTTTATGAATGGTTATACATCTGATTTTAAGCCATATGATTATATGAAGAAGAATGATGTTAAAGCTATTCATGCTTCTAAGATTGCAAGTTACTATATGCCTCTTTTTAATGAATTGCAAGAAGTCATTGCTGGTAAAGATGACCAGTTAAAAGAAGGCTATTTGCGCTTGACAAAAGTTCAGATGCGGCGGTATCTAGAATTTGTAGGCACTATTATCTCTGATGCAGAGTCTATTACTCAGGTCAGCAAATCTATACGTAAGACGCGGAAGCCAAAAGAAAAATCTGCAGACCAACTTATATCTAAGATGAAGTATCTAAAGGAAAGCGGGCCATATAAGATTGCCTCTGTTGATCCAGCAAGAATCATTAAAGCGCAAACCCTAGTTGTATTTAATTGTAAATATAGGAAGCTAGGAGTATATGTTGCTGCTGATTCATCTGGGCTATCTGTAAAAGGCAATACTATTACAAATTATGATACTGAAAAGTCTATGTCTAAGACCTTAAGAAAGCCTGAAGATATACTCCCAACAGTTCTTAATACTGGTAAACTTGCTTTTAATAAGATGTTTGCTGGAATCAAGTCTTCAACAATGACTCTTACTGGAAGAATTAATAATGATACAATTCTCGTAAAGACATTTTAAGGATATTTTAATGGCTGATAATGTATTTGAACTACCAGATAAGACAGATAAGACAGATAAGACAGATAACGTAATTAAATTTCCACAGAAAAATAATAATATGGAAATTCCAACTACAGAAGAAGAACTAGAGGATTCTGTAGGTAAAATTAAGAATATGTTTTTTGAAATGGTATCATTAGAACTTGGAACCCCTATTTTTAATCGGGCTTCTCTTCATGGATTTGATGTCAGCGATGACACTTGTATTAAAGACTGTATTCTTGTTGTAGAGACTATTAAATCATTGCTTCTTAAGTCTAAAGGCATTTATCATGAAATTCAAGATTATGCCGAACAGAATATAGATTATACAGAAGACGATATGATTTATGCTGAAAACGAGATGAATTATTCAGACGAAGATTTTGAAGATTAATGGTTTACTTTAATTTGAAATAAGATATAATTATATCATGAATAAACCTTGGAACCTATAAAATGATTATTGTTGATCTGTCGCAAGTTATGATTGCAACTCTAATGGCCCAATTGGGCAATCACACCAATGCTGATGTGGATGAAAATCTTTTAAGGCACATGGTACTCAATTCATTGCGCGCTAATAAGATAAAGTTTTCACATGAATATGGCGAATTCATTATTGCTGCTGATGGCAAGCGGTCTTGGCGTAAGGATGTATTTGCTTTTTATAAGGCAAATCGTAAGCGTGACCGTGATGCATCTGAGCTTAATTGGAATCTTATCTTTGAATCTCTCAATAAGATTCGTGATGAGCTTAAGACGTATTTTCCCTATCGAGTCATTCACATTGATAATGCCGAAGCCGATGACGTCATTGCAGCACTAATCAAGAATCGTACTAATAGCTTTGAGAAAGTTCTAATCCTATCTGGTGACAAAGACTTCCAACAGTTGCAGCGCTATCCAAATGTAAAGCAGTACTCGCCGGTGCTTAAGAAGTTTATTACCTGCAAAAATTCAGATGCTTTTCTTAAGGAGCACATCATTCGTGGCGATGTTGGTGACGGCGTGCCTAACTTCCTAAGTGCGGATGATAGTCTAGTAACTGGTACTCGGCAAAAGCCAATCTCTTCCAAGAAGCTAGAAACGTGGTTGCATAACAATCCTACAGAGTTCTGTACTGAAGATATGTTGCGCGGGTTCCGCCGCAATGAACAATTGATTGATTTTGACCTTATTCCAAAAGAAATTGAAAAGAATATTATGGATGAATATGAACGTCAAGCCAATAAGGATCGTAGCAAACTGTTTAATTATTTTGTTACTAATAAGCTAAAGGGACTACTGGAGACTATTAATGACTTCTAAGCTAACAAATGCAAGTATTGCAGCTAAGATCTATCATGCACTATATCCTCAACAAAACTACTATAAAAACATCTCTTTAAATTGCTTTCAGCGCAAGCAATGGGAACAAATGGTAAAAGAATTAAAGGAACAGGGAATTATCAATGACTAAACGATTAGGTGTTGCAGAGATTCTAAAGAAGATTTCGGATCTTTCTAATGAAAATGATAGACAGAATTCATTGGCCACGTGTGCTGATAATACTGTGCTAGTCATGTCTCTGAAGTATCTGTTTGATCCTAATATTGTGTTTGATCTACCTGAAGGTGATCCACCTTATAAGCCAACAGATTTTCTAGATCAAGAGTCTAGTTACTATACAGATTTCAGGCGCATGTATCTATTCATTAAGGGCGGCAATCCTAATCTAACTGCTATGAAGCGTGAAATACTATTTGTACAATTCATTGAAGGTCTTGATAAGCAAGATGCTAAGCTTGTTCTGGCTATAAAAGATAAGAAGTCTCCTTATCCTGGTATTACATATGATCTAGTATATCGTACATTCCCGGGCTTGCTTCCTGAAAAGTCAGAAGAAATAAATACTATTAAGCCAGAACAAACACAAGTGCCTTTTCTACCAGGGCCCGGAACAAGAATTGAGGTATTGGAACGGGCTTGTCCTTTTGGATGTATTTCATCTCGTGGAAGTCAATATTATATGCCTGGACCTCTTACCGCACATCTAAAAAAGAAACATAATTTTACTGTTGACGAATTAACACTATTCAAAAAAGAGCAATATACATAAAATGCTAGGAGCTATTACAAAGTGAGCAAGACTCGACGTAACTATACTGAAGATTTTTATAATGAAGAAGAATATACATTTGCTGTTAGTGATTACCAACACCATCGAAAAGAAAAGCGCCTTTCAAAGGCCCTACGGACAAAAGATTTAGAAGATCTTATAAATTTAGAAGATGATGAGAACTAATAAATACATTTTTAGTATGGAGGTGTAAATGAGCAAAATTTGGGGCTGGAGCACTCACATCGATTCTAGTGGATGTAATCAAACGGCTATAAATTCACCAAAGGTTTTTCAAGAATTTGTTGATGAATTGCTTAAAAAAATTGATATGGTAAAAATTGGTGATCTTCATATTATTTGGTGTGAAACAAATGAGCCTGAAAAAGTAGGTTATTCCATTTTCCAGTTGCTTCAGACGAGTAATATTAGTGCTCATTTTTGTCCGGCAGATCAAGATGCTGCATATCTAGATTGTTTCAGCTGTAAAGAATATGATGAAAATATTGTCATTGAAGTATTTAAAAAATATTTTAGTCCTGCAGCGCTGAATTTTACTACGTTGCAGCGCTGCAGCGTTCCAATTATATAAATATATCATGTGATCAGGAGTAACGATGCCTACGTATACGTATCGCAATAATAATACTAATGAACAATGGGATGACTTTATGAGTATCTCAGAATCAGAAATCTTTCTTCAAAATAATTCAAATATAGTAAAAGTCCCAGTATCTTGCAATCTTGTAGGCGGTACAGGCGACCGTGTCAAACCAGATTCTGGTATGAAAGAGATGATTTCAAGAATTGCTCACGCTAATCCTACATCACCACTAGCAGAAACACATGGTTCTAAAGGAATTAGAGAGACCAAAACTCGAGCCGCGGTCAATAAGATTAAGGCCAAGATTGGAGGCTCTCTAGTATAGTTTATCATGTTTTGGTGATTCACTTTAATTTGTAAGGATAACTTGCATGTCAGTAGTAGAATTAAGATCATCTAGAAAACAAAAAAGACTAGCCACAAGACACGGGCAAGTAATAGAACCAAAGGGACTTTATATAAAACATATACAACCTCTTACACTCAATCAAACTAAGACATTCGAAGCGTTTTCTAAAGATAAAAATCTACTACTGCACGGATCAGCAGGTACAGGCAAATCATTCATCTCACTATATCTGTCATTACTAGAAGTTATGGAAGGCCATGGCGACCAGAATAAGGTCGTTATTTTACGTTCTGTAGTACCTACAAGAGATATGGGATTCTTACCTGGTTCAGCTAAAGAAAAGGCCAAGGTATATGAAGCACCATATAGTTCCATATGTAATGAATTGTTTGGACGTGGAGATGCTTATGAGATTCTTAAAACTAAAAATATTGTAGAGTTCCAGACTACATCATTTATTCGCGGTACTACCTTTAGCGACTGTATTATTGTAGTTGATGAATACCAAAACATGACAGGACATGAACTTTCTAGCCTTGTAACAAGACTAGGAAAAAATTGCCGGATTATAATTTCGGGTGATACTAAACAAAGCGACCTGACTAAATATTCTGATATTGAAGGTCACAAACACTTTAAAAAAATCATTAATATCATGAGTTCTTTTAATTCTATTGAATTTACTACTGATGATATTGTACGTGGAAACATCTGTAAAGAATTTTTGATTGCAAGTGAACAACTGACAAATTTACGCCATGGAGTGTAACGACAAATATTGTACATTAATCCGTAGCAATATATAATGATATTATGTCAAGGAAAACCCAAATGAAAAAGATTATTATTGGTGCTGTAGTGATGAGCCTATTGGCAACTCCAGCTTTTGCTAAGGTTAACGCACGAGATCTACTTCTTGGTGGAATCATTGGTGCTGTACTTGTTGAATCTTATAAGGAAGCTAAGAAGAATCCTAGCTATAATTATAATTACAACTATAATAACACATATAATACTTATCGCAATGATCCATGCTATTATACTTCTAGTGATTACACATATAGGCATGATCTAGAACGAGCTGAGTATGAACGTGGTGTAGCTGCAAGGCTATGCCAAGAACAAGAAGAACGTAAACGGCGTGCTTATGAATGTGGATATAACGGTAATTGCCGGTAACTATGACTTTTATGATCTACATCTTTCATTATGCCATCTATTGATAGTGCATACTGGAAGAATTTGATAGCATTTTGTACATGCTTTGGTTCTAGCTTTGAGTGCTTCTCTGCCAACATTAGAAATTTTGCGGAAA